ATGGCAAGATGGGGCCGGTGTGATTACCGGGAATTGAAGAAGCTGGATGAACGCCTTCAACAGCTTTCGGAAGTTGACATGGATCGGCTTTGCCGGGATGCCGCCAAGAAGATTGCCCAAATCCTTCTGAATAAGGTGAAGAAAAGAACCCCCGTTGGTGTGGTTCCGCCGTATGCTACGGATGAAGCCAAGGAAGAATATTGGCCCGGTTATCGTGGCGGTTCCTTGCGTGACGCTTGGACGATCCTTCCCATTGAAAAACATGGGGAGCAGTACACCGTGACCATCATCAACAATTTGGAATATGCGTCCTATGTGGAATACGGCCACCGGCAAACACCGGGGCGCTATGTTCCCGCCTTGGGAAAGACCCTGAAGGCAAGTTGGGTGAAGGGGCGGTTCATGCTGACGATTTCCGAACAGGAAGTGAAAACCTTGGCCCCGTCCATTCTGAATGATATGTTGTATGACGCTTTGAAGGGGGTGTTCAGTTGATCAATGAAATCATCAAAGGTGTTTCCATGAAGCTGAACGCCACCTTTGGAGCCGGGTATAAAATCTATCAGAATGATGTGGAACAGGGTTTCAAAGAACCCTGTTTTTTCATTGCCGTTCTGAAGCCCGACATTTCCCCGTTGCAGAAGAACCGGTTCATGAACCGGAACCCGCTGGATGTTCACTATTTCCCAACCAGCGGGAGAAACAACGCTGAATTGTTCACTATGGCCGGGGATTTGATGGAATGTTTGGAGTTCATCACCCTTCCCAATGGGGATGTGCTTCACGGAACTTCCATGAGTTATGAAGTGCAAGACGGGGTTCTTCACTTCTTCGTGAACTACAATTTGACACTTCGCAGAGAAACCGAGGAAACCGCAATGGAAACCTTGGAAACTACTGTGGAGCCAAAGAAAGGGTGATTGAATGGCTACCAGAAAGAAAGCCGCCACCGCACAGGAACCGACCATCACGGCCCCGGTGGTATTCCCCAAAGAACGGGTGTTGACCTTCAGGCGTTACGCTGACCGGCGTGATCTTCTGTCTGTCCTTTTGGAAGATGGGAAGGAATACACCTTCGATCAGATTGATGGGCTGATCAATGACTTTATGAAAGGTAAGGTGAAATAATATGGCCCTTGGCGGCGGCACCTTCTTGGTGCAGAACAAGGTTCTGCCCGGTGCATATATCAACATCATTTCTGTGGCGCAGGCAAGCGCCACCCTTTCTGACCGTGGCATTGTCACCATCCCCCTTGCTATGAATTGGGGGCCTGAAGGCAAGATTTTCACGGTGGAACAGGCTGACTTCATCAAGAACAGTCAGAAGATTTTCGGCTATGCGTACACGGCGGATGAACTGAAGCCTATGCGTGAAATCTTCCTTCACGCCAAAACCGTTCATTTCTTCCGCCTTGGTTCCAGCGGCGTGAAAGCGTCCAACACCTACGCAACGGCCAAATACCCCGGCACCCGTGGCAATGATCTTCGGGTTGTGATCACGGCCAATGAGAACAGCACCGAACAGAAGCCCCTGTTCGATGTGGAAACCTTCTTGGGAACCGTTCAGGTTGATCTTCAGGAAGGTGTGGCCGCTATCACCGATCTGAAGGCCAATGCCTATGTGGATTGGAAGTCCAGCGGAACCCTTTCTTTGACCGCTTCCTTGCCCCTGACGGGCGGCACCAACGGCACCGTGGCCGATTCCGACTATCAGACTTATCTTGATCAGGCGGAAGCGTACACTTTCAATGCTATGGGTTGCACCGAGAGCAAGGCCACCATCACAGCCCTGTTTGCGGCTTTCGCAAAGCGTATGCGTGATGATGTGGGCAAGAAGTTTCAGGTGGTTCTTTTCCGTAAGCTGGCCGACTATGAAGGCGTTGTGAGCGTCAAGAACGGCCTGACTTCCGACAAGACTTCCACCGCCCTGATCCCTTGGGTTACGGGCGTGATCGGCGGAACGGCGGTCAATAAGAGCGCCACCAACATGACCTATGATGGTGAATATGATGTTGATACCGATTTCACGCAGACCCAGCTTGAAAACGGTATCAAGGAAGGTTCCTTCATGTTCCATCGTGTGGATGAAGCGGTGTGTGTCCTGACTGACATTAACAGCTTCATTTCCATCACGGATGAAAAGTCCAGCGACTTTTCCAGCAACCAGACGATCCGAGTTTTGGATCAGATCGCCAATGATATTGCCGTTCTGTTCGGCAAGAAGTATCTTGGCAAGGTTCCCAATGATGCCGCTGGCCGGATTTCCCTTTGGAACGATATTGTGAAGCACCACACGGAACTTCAGGATATTCGGGCCATTGAGAACTTCAGCGGTGAAAATGTGACGGTTGAAAAGGGCGATACCAAGAAATCCGTGGTGGTTACTGATTATGTGACCCCCGTGAACGCTATGGAACAGCTTTATATGACCGTCTATGTTCAGTAAGGAGGTACAACCATCATGGCAGATAGAACCATCATGAACGCCAAGGATGCTGTTTCCGCTTCCTTGGCTGAATGTTTCGTGACCATCGGGGATAACCGTTACAACTTCATGCAGGCTATCAACCTTAAAGCCAACTTTGAGAAGAACAAAACGAAAGTTCCCATTTTGGGCAAGACCGGCAAGGGCAATAAGGCCACCGGCTGGAATGGTACGGGTTCCGCCACCTTCCACTATAACACTTCCATCTTCCGTGTGCTGATGAAGCGTTATAAGGACACCGGCGAGGATGTCTATTTTGACATTCAGGTGACAAATGAAGATCCCACTTCTTCTGTGGGCCGTCAGACCGTGATCCTGAAGGATTGCAATATGGACGGCGGCTTGCTTGCCAAGTTTGATGCTGATGCGGAATACTTGGATGAAGATATGGACTTCACCTTTGAAGATTTCGAGATGCCCGAAACCTTCAGCCTTTTGGCCGGTATGCAGTAAGCAGAGCGCCCCGGCCTTACTTCGGTAGGGGCCGGGGCCTTTTTTCGTATCAAAATATAGGAGGAAAAAACAATGAGCCTGTCCGCTTTTTTGGCTGAAAACGCCGTTCCCGTTGAGAACATCAAGTTTGTTGCTTCCAAACGCTTCTTGGGTGAGGATGGCAACCCCATTCCTTGGGAGATCAAGACCATCACCGGCACCGAGGATGAAGCCCTTCGGAAGTCCTGTGCCAAGCGTGTTCCGGTTCCCGGCAAGAAGAACCAGTATCAGAAGGAAACCGACTATGATCTTTACCTTGGCAAACTGGCCGTGGCTTGTACCGTGTTCCCCAATCTGAATGATAAGGAACTTCAGGACAGCTACAAGGTCATGGGCGCTGATGCCCTTCTGAAAACCATGCTGACCCCCGGCGAATATGCCGAATACCTGACCAAGATTCAGGAAGTGTGTGGTTTCGATACCACCATGCAGGACGAGGTTGATGAAGCAAAAAACTGATCTGTGAAGGTGATAGTGAAGCGAATATTGCTTACTATTGCCTTCACGAACTTCATTTGACACCTTCCGCCTTTTATGCTTTGCCCCGCCGTGAACGGGCTTTCATCATTGCGGCCATTGATGTTCGGGTGGAAGCTGAAAAGAAGAAGCAGAAGGAAATTGAACGCAAACAGCGCCGGGGCCGACACCATTAAGGCCCCGGCTTCTATTCTCCAAGAAAGGTGGTGATCCCTGTGGGAACTATCCGGGCCGCTGTTGCCCTTTATGATGGTGTGACCAGCCCCCTTCAGAGTATGCACAAGGCAATGGGGGTTGTGCTGAACACCTTTGAAGCCATGCAACAGGCTTCCGGTAGAGCCGTTGACACGGCGGCAATCCGGGAAGCCCGTGAAGAATGGGCGAAAGCGGGAACCGCCTTTGATGCCATTGAAGAAAATATCAGGAACGCCAATAACGAACAGCAGAAGTTCAACAATTCCATCCGTGGGGGTAGCAATTCCGCCAATGGGCTTTTGTCCATTATCAAGAAAGTTGCCATTGCCGCTGGTGGTATCGCCGGGATCAATAAGGTGCTGAACATTTCGGATGAATTGGCAAGCACCAAAGCCCGATTGAATTTGCTTGTGGATGATGGCGGTTCCGTTGAAGCCTTGGAACAGAAGATCATGGCTTCCGCCCAGCGTTCCCGATCCGCTTATTTTGACACCGCTTCCGCCGTTGCGAAACTTGGCCTGAACGCCGGTAACGCCTTCGGTGGCAATATGGATCAGGTCATTGCCTTCATGGAACAGGTGAACAAACAGTTTGTTATTGGCGGTGCTACGGCCCAAGAGCAGAGCAACGCCATGATCCAGCTTACACAGGCAATGGCGGCGGGTGCGCTTCGTGGTGAAGAACTGAACTCTATTCTGGACGGTGCGCCGGGTATCGCAAGAGCCATTGAAAAGTATATGGGGATTGCGGAAGGTTCCATTAAGACGGTTGCACAGGAAGGCAAGGTAACGGCTGAAGTGGTGAAGAACGCCATGTTTGCTATGGCGGACGAAACCAACGCAAAGTTCGATTCCATGCCCAAGACTTGGGCGCAGATTTGGGTTGATATGAAGAATCAGGCCCTTTCTATGTTTGCCCCGATCCTGACCAAAATCAACCAAATTGGAAACAGCACCAAGTTCCAGAAAGTGACCACCGGCCTGATCAATGGCCTTGCCGCTGTTGCGAATGTGGCTTCTTCGGCGCTGGATATTCTGATTGCCATTGCTTCTGTGTTCGTGGATAATTGGGGGATCATTCAGCCCCTTGTTTTGGGGATTGCGGCGGCAATGCTGTTGTATAACGGCTATCTGATTGCCAACAATGCAATCACCGCTATCAGCAATGCGCAGAAGGGCCTTGCGGCGGTTCAGGCGTACAAAGCCGCCGTTGCAAACACTACCCTTGCCGCTACCGAGAAGGCGGAAGCAATGGCAAAGGCAAGCGCCACAGCCGCCCAATACGGCTTCAATGCCGCTTTGCTGGCCTGTCCGCTGACTTGGATTCTATTGATCATCATTGCCGTGATTGCGGCCATTTATATGATTGTGGCGGCAATCAATAAGCTGACCGGTTCCACCATTTCCGCAACTGGAATTATCTGTGGTGTGGTAGCCGTGGCCGGTGCATTTGTGCTGAACTGTGCCATTGGCGTTTTGAACGCTATCATTCAGGCCATTTGGACAATCTTTGTGGCCCCGTTCCTTGGAATCGTGGAATGGATTCTGAATGTGTGCAACGGCGGCTTCAACAGCTTTGGTGATGCCGTGGCAAACCTGATCGGTCAAATCATCGGGTGGTTCCTGAACCTTGGTAAAGTTGTAACCACCATCATTGATGCTATTTTTGGAACTGACTGGACTTCTGGCCTTGAAAGCCTTCAAAGTGCGGTTACTTCTTGGGGCAAAAATGAAAACGCAATCACCTTGGACAAAAACGCCCCCACCATCGACTATCGGGCCACCTATTCCGGGGCTTGGGATGCCGGGTATGACTTCGGCCAAGGGATTGATGATAAGATTGGCGGAATGTTTGATGCTTCCGGTTTGGATTCTATGGGGGCTTTCGATTTGAGCAACACCCTTGATGGAATCTATGGAAACACCGGTGACACCGCCGCCAACACAGCGGCCACCGCTGATGCCTTGGATATTGCTGAAGAAGATTTGGCCTATCTTCGTGACATTGCGGAGCGTGAAGCAATCAACCGGTTCACTACCGCTGAAATCAAGGTTGAACAGCACAATGAAAACCACATTTCCAAAGATGCTGATTTGGATGGGATCATGGATGCTTGGGCCAATGACTTTGCTGAAAAGCTGGAAGTTTCTGAAGAAGGGGTGCATGAGTAATGGCGTATAAACTGTATATGGCGGGAACGCTTATGCCCATCACCCCTTCCAAGGTGACGGTAAAGATCAACAACCAGAACAAAACCATGACCCTGATCAACGGGGAAGAAATCAACATTCTGAAGGCCGCTGGCCTTTCGGATGTGTCCTTTGAATTGGTTCTTCCCCAAGTGTCCTATCCCTTCAGCAACGGTGGAGCGCAAAGCGCCGCCTATTACCTGTCCTTGTTTGAACGGCTGAAGGTAAGCAAGACCCCGTTCCAATTCATTCTGAACCGGCAGAAGCCCGGTGGCGGGATGTTCCATTACACCAATTTGACCGTTGGCCTTGAAACCTATGAAATCACCGATGATGCCGGTGAAGGCTTTGATGTGAAGGTGAAGATCAACCTGAAACAGTACAGAGCCTATGGCACCAAGACCGTGACCGTGCAACCGGCCAAGACTTCCGGGGGAACCGCCACCGCAACGGTTAAGGCGGCACCCCGGCCCACCACAACGGCCCCGAAAGCCGCCACCTATACGGTGAAATCTGGTGATTGCCTTTGGAACATTGCCAAGAAGCAGTTGGGCAACGGAGCCGATTACACGAAAATCTATAATCTGAACAAGGACAAAATCAAGAACCCGAACCTGATCTATCCCGGTCAGGTTCTTACTTTGCCTTCCTGAAAGGGGTGATTCCGTTTGGCAGTTGAATTGTTCATCCAGCATAACAGCACCATTCAGTTCCCCGTTGTCGAGGAAGGCGCACGGCTGACCTTGGAACGCAAGGGAACCCCCGGCAAGTTGGAGTTCACCGTTGTCAAGGGGCCGGGGCTGAACTTTGCTGAAGGTGATCCGGTGAAGCTGACTGTGAACGGAACCGCCATGTTCTATGGGTTTGTGTTCAAGAAAAAGCGTGACAAGGGCGGCACCATTGATGTTGTGGCCTATGATCAGTTGCGTTATTTGAAGAATAAGGACACCATCACGGAAGAAGGGCTGAAGGCTTCTGACCTTCTGAAGCGCATTGCAACAGATTTCCGGTTGAACCTTGGCACGGTGGAAGATACCGGTTATACCCTTGAAACCATCGTGGAAGAAAACCAAACCCTGTTTGATATGATCCAGAGCGCCCTTGATGAAACCCTGATGAATACCAAACAGCTTTATGTTCTGTATGACGATGCCGGGAAGCTGACCCTGAAGAACATCAATACCATGAAGCTGAACCTTCTGATTGATGAAGAAACCGGGGAAAACTTCAGCTATGAATCCAGTATTGATGAACAGACCTATAACAAGATCAAACTGGCCTATAACGATGAAAAAACCGGTAAGCGGGAATTGTTCATTGCACAGGACGGGGCGAAAATGAACCAATGGGGTGTTCTTCAGTATTTTGAAGAAGTTCAGACCAAAACGGGCGCTTCCGCCAAGGCGGATGCCCTGTTGAAGCTGTACGATCAGAAAACCCGCAAGCTGACCATTCAGAACGCTTTCGGTGATGTGCGGGTTCGTGCGGGAAGCGCCGTGGTGGTGGCCCTGAACCTTGGGGATATTGTCACCAACAATTACATGGTGGTGAACAAAGTCACCCACACCTTCAGGGGTGATGAACACATGATGGAACTTGACCTGATCGGGGGTGAATTTATTGCCTAATCCTGTTGAAGTTGTGAAACGGGCGGCGGTGGAAGCTGTGGAAGCCGGAAAGCCGGTGAACATCCTGTTTGGAACTGTCCTTTCCGCTTCACCCTTGAAAATTCAGGTGGATCAGAAATCCATCTACACTTCTAAAATGCTGATCCTGACCCGGAATGTGACTGATTTTGAAGTTGATATGACGGTAAACCACACCACCGAGGACAAGGGCGGCGGTTCTGGTGCGGCGGCGTATGAAGCCCACAAACACGCCTATGTTGGCAAGAAAACCTTCAAGGTTCACAACGCTTTGAAGGCCGGTGAAAAGGTGCTTCTGATCCGGGTTCAGCAAGGAAAGAAATTCGTGGTCATTGACCGAGTAAAGGGGGCTTGATGATGATTCCGCAAGTGCAGGATGATATTAAACAGGATTTCACCATTGAAACCCTTCCAAGCCGTACTTTCAGGATGAACCACGATAACCTGACCATCATCGGCACCATTGATGAAATCCAAGCCGTGGAACAGGCGGTTTTCCTGATCCTGAACACGGAACGCTATGAATGGTTGATCCATTCTTGGGATTATGGGGTTGAACTTCATAATCTGATCGGAAAAGATGTGGAATATTGTATTCCCGAAATTGAACGCCGGGTTCGTGAAGCCTTGCTTCAGGATGATAGGATCACGGCGGTTCAGAACTTTGAATTTACGGTGAACAAAAAGAAAGTGCTGACTACCTTCACGGTGGTCAGCATTTTTGGTGAAATCAATGCAGAATTGGGGGTTGAAATCTGATGTATGAAGCACAGACCTATGAAGCAATCCTTTCCCGGATGCTTCAGAAGGCGCTTTCCATCAATGGCAATTTGGACACCCGTGAAGGTTCGTTGGTTTGGTGCGGTGACGCCCCCGCCGCCGTGGAATTGCAGAACCTTTATATTGCCCTTGATACGGTGCTGAATGAAACCTTTGCGGACACCGCAACCCGCCCTTATCTCATTTTGAGGGCGGCAGAAAGGGGCCTGAAACCGCAACCGGCAAGCCCCGCCGTGTTGCAGTTGAGCATTACACCAACCACCTTGCACCTTCCCATGAACACCCGCTTTTCCATTGGAGAACTGAACTATTATGTTTCGGCTGACCGTGGAAGTGGTAAGTATGAAATCACCTGTGAAACCGCTGGTGAAGCCGGTAATGACTACACCGGAACGGTGATTCCCATTGAGTATGTGGACGGGCTTGAAACCTGTTCCATTTCCGCCGTGGTGATCCCCGGTGAGGATGAAGAAGATACCGAGGTTTTCAGACAGCGTTACATGGATAGCCTGAACGCCCAAGCCTTCGGCGGCAACCGTGCGGATTATCTGGAAAAGGTGAACGCCATTCCCGGCGTGGGCGGTGTGAAGGTATATCGGGTTTGGAACAGCGATTTGAACCCGGCCAAGCTGATCCCGCCCACGGGAACCGACACTTGGATCAGCGGCCTTTCCGGTGTGTCCGAGGAAATCAAGGCGTGGTTGAATGCTGTGTATGCGGCGGGAGCCAATAGCAAGCTGACCGTGGGCGGAACCGTGAAGCTGGTGATCATCAACAGTTCCTTCAAGAAGCCTTCGGAAGCCCTTGTGGATCAGGTGCAGACCGCAGTTGACCCCCTTCAGAACGCCGGTGAAGGCGTGGGCATTGCCCCCATCGGCCATGTGGTGAGGGTTGAAGGCGTGGGTGAAGATACCATCAACCTTTCCTTCGATCTGTACTATCAGCGGGAATGGAGTTGGGATGATGTTTCCGCCTATGTCACGGAAGCAATCAACGGTTACTTCTTGGAACTGGCCCAAAGTTGGGCAGACCAGAATGAAGCCCTTGTGGTTCGTATCAGTCAGGTGGAAAGCCGCCTGTTGGGGATCACCGGTATTCTGGATATTGCCAACACCAAGATCAACGGTGAAGCGGCGAACTGTACCCTGACCCTTGACCACATCCCGGTTTTGGGAACCATTGAGCCGGGAACCATCGTGATCAACGGATAAGGGGGCCGGGAGCATGGAACGCAAACTGATTGATTATCTTCCCTATGTCATTCGTGATTATGCGGAGTTTCAGGGGATCATGGGGAGCGAACAGCCGGAAATTGAAAAGGCATGGAATACCACGGATGATCTTCTTGATAATCAGTTCATTCCCACCGCTGGAAACATGGGCCTTTCCCGGTGGGAAAAGATTTTGGGGATCACCCCCAAAGGCACGGACAGTCTTGAAGATCGCCGGTTCCGTATTCTGACCCGGATCAATGAAGAACTTCCGTACACCTTGCCCCAGCTTCGGAACATCCTTGAAACGCTGTGCGGGAAGGGAAACTATTCCGCTGATGTGGAAGAAGGCACCTATCAGCTTCTTGTGAAAATCGGGTTGGCCGCAAAGAACAACTTCAATGATGTTGAATCTTTGCTGAACCGGGTTGTTCCCCAAAACATGGTTGTGACCTTGCTTCAGCTTTATAACACCCATGCGGAACTTGGGCGGTTCACCCATGCCCAGCTTGCTGCCTATACCCATAATCAGTTGAGAAACGAGGTTTTGAAGAATGGCGAATAAAACAACCAACTACAAGCTGACTAAACCCCTTGAATCTGAATTTTATGATGTAGGGGTTCAGAATGAAAACATGGATAAGATTGATACCCAAATGAAGGCCAATGCGGATGCCGTTGAAGCCCTTCAGAAAGGTCAATCCGGGAAGGCTGATCTGGTGGATGGTAAGGTTCCCGCCGAACAGCTTCCCAACATGAACTATGATCCCAAAGGTACGGCCCAAAACAAGGTGAGCGAACACAACCTTGATCAGACCGCCCACCCGTATCTGTTGAACCAGATCGGAACCTGTGTGGAAGCCGCACAGAACGCACAGGATGCCGCAAATGCGGCCTTGGATGCTGTGTCCGGTATCGTCTATACCATCAATGTTCTTCCTTCGCAGAATGGCACCCTGACCTATAACGGACAGGCCCAAAGCCCTTCTTGGAACGCTTATAACCCCGATGCGCTGACCTTGGGCGGCGTGACTACCGGCACCAATGCGGGAACCTACACGGCCACTTTCACACCCAAGGGGCGGTATAAGTGGGCAGACGGTACGCAGAGCGCCAAGGAAGTGACTTGGACGATCAACGCCGCCACCATGACGATCCCCACGCAGAGCAACAGCCTTACTTATACCGGTTCGGCCCAAAGCCCCACTTGGAACAACTATGACAGCGGGAAAATGACGCTTGGAGGAACTACCAGCGGCACGAACGCCGGTTCCTACAATGCCACCTTCACGCCGAAAACGAACTACAAGTGGGCTGATGGAAGCACCGGGGCCAAAATGGTTGCTTGGAGCATTGCCAAGGCCGCTGGTAGTTTGTCTTTGAATAAGACTTCCATCAAACTGACCGCCGCAAAGACCACGGACACCATCACCGTGACAAGGGCGGGTGACGGTAAGATTACGGCCACTTCCAGCGCCCCCACGGTGGCTTCTGTGAGTGTTTCCGGTTCGGTGGTAACTGTTACCGCAAAGGCCAAAGGAAGCGCCACAATCACCGTCAGCGTGGCCGCTGGCACCAACCACACGGCCCCGGCCAATAAGACCTGTTCCGTTGAAGTGACATTGCCCACCAAGGTTCTGAACGATAACAGTTGGGCAACCATCCGGGAAGTCAGTTCCGCAGGTTTGGGGGCCAACTATTGGGCCGTTGGTGATGTGAAATCCATCGTTCTGAATGGCACCGTGAGGAATTACACTTTCAGCAACTTGACCGTGAACGCCTTTATTTTGGGCTTCAACCACAATTCCGCCAAGGAAGGTGCGAACAAGATTCACTTCCAGATCGGGAAGATCGGTTCCACGGCAGTTGCTTTGTGTGATAGCAATTATAACAACACCGGTGATGGTTTCCGCATGAATACCAGTCAGACGAACAGCGGCGGTTGGAACGCTTCACACATGAGAAAAACTGTATTGGGCAACAGTAACACCCCCACAAGCCCGTTGGCGAATAGCTTGATGGCGGCGCTTCCCGCCGATTTGAGGGCGGTTATGCAACCCGTGACCAAGTACACCGATAATACCGCCAACGGTGGCGGCAATGTTCAGACTTATGTAACGGCCACCACCGATTACTTGTTCTTGCTTGCTGAATTTGAAGTGTTCGGAATAAGAAGCTATGCAAATAGCTATGAACAGAATTATCAGGCACAATACGATTACTACAAAGCCGGTAATAGTAGAGTAGCCTATAATCATTCCGCCGTGTCCACGGCGGTGTGGTGGTGGCTTCGTTCCCCTTATTACAACGGCAGCTATAGTTTCCAGGATGTCAGCACGGATGGCTACAACAACTATTACATTGCCCATTACTGTGCTGGTGTGCGGCCCGGCTTTGCCGCCTAATCCCCCGCAGGATGATCCCGCCCCAATCCCGCCGCCGAAAGGCGGCGGTTCCGGGAGGGAACCCTAAATAAAAATAATAATGGCGGCGTAAGCCGCCCGACGATTTTTTGAAAATGGGGGTTTTCCGGCAAAGTGCTATCATTTGACTGTCTTTTGAGTGCATACACCGGACAAAATCAGCCATACAATATCCATAAGCCTGTTTGAAGGGGGTATTGTATGGCAACAAACAAGCGTGTTTTCACCTTGCGCTTATCTGATGAAGTCTTTGACAAGATCGGGGCGCTTGCAACCCGTGAACACCGATCCATTACCAATTACATTGAATTTGTTCTTCTGAAACACTTGGAAGAAGTGGAAAAGGCGGAAGGAACGATCAATGTCGATAATTCACCCAAAGGGGTATAACTGAAAATGTCTGTCCTGAAGCAAAAGAGAACCACAAGCAAGGCCGAGTTCATCAACACGGCCAATCAGATTTATGTTGAAACCCTGAACTTCCTGACCCGTCTTTCAGCCCGGTATTCCCGGTTGATTGCGGAGCCGGTGGCAAAGCTGGCCGGTGAGATCATCGACCATGCGGAAAAGGCCAACAGTATTTTCCCTTCGGACAACCAGCGTATTGAAATGCGGAAGGCCCATCTTCTTGAAGCACGGGCTTCCCTGATGGCGCTGGATGTTCGCTTGACCCATGTTTACCTGATTCTGAACCAGAACCCGGAAGGGGCCTTCACCACTTCCAAGGGAAATCCGGTGAAGTCACAGGACGCAATGGAAAAGCTGGATAAGATGGCCCAAAACTTGGGTGAACTGATCGACAAAGAAAACGAACTTTTGAAAGGGGCAATCAAAAATGTAACAGCGAAACAGAAATGATTTTCCCATTAGGTGTGCAACTGATAATGAGCCTGTTGGCGGTGTGGTGGTGGCTTCGTTCCCCTAATTACAACAACAACAATAATTTCCAGTATGTCACCACGGATGGCAACAACAACAATAACAATGCCAATTACTGTGCTGGTGTGCGGCCCGGATTTTGCAAATATACACGGTCAAATGTAGTAACAGAAGGCAAACGGCTTTTCAGGTGAAAGACGACCGATGTAAAAGGAGTTGTACTTCCTTGGGTTTCAATCCCTAAAACTGCCCTTTGATGCCCTTACACGGACGCTTCTTGCATGGTGGGTGATTGTGCCTTAACCCATTTCATGTGTGAGGACAAAGCAATTTAGATGGCACCCTACAACGAATTTGTACGAGGGGCGAATACTTTTATTATGACAAGCCAAGAACGGCATGAAGCAAGGTTCCAGCGCCGCAAAGCAAAGCGGTTGGAACGGAAACAGGCCCGGTGTGATAGCCTTGGGCCAATGAATAAAGTTTTTTCCTATCGGAAGATGTTCTTCTATGGGAAAAAGTGCTGTAACGGGGTGCGGTGGAAGCAAAGTGTTCAAAACTTTGAAGGCCACCTGTTTTCTGGTACGGCAACACGGCGGCGAACGGTGTTGGAACAGACTTGGAAGCCCAAAGCCTGTTCCCATTTCACCCTTCGGGAAAGGGGCAAAATCCGCCCGATAGATGCCCCGCACATTACGGATCGACAAATCCATAAAACCCTTTGCAATGAAGTTCTGATCCCGCTGTATTCACCTTCGATGATCTATGACAACGGGGCAAGTCAGCGGGGAAAGGGCCTTCATTGGCAGTTCAAGCGGATCAAACAACAGCTTGGATGGCATTACCGGCGCTATGGCCGGGAAGGTGCTGTGTTGCTGTTGGATTTGAAAGGGTTCTTTCCAAATGCTTCCCACGCCCTGTTATACCAGCGGCACCGGGAATTGATTTTGAACCCTGAACTTCAAAACTTGGCTGATACTGTGATTCAATATTCCCCATGCCCGACACCGGGCCGGGGCTTGCCTTTGGGTGTGGAGCCTTCCCAACAGGAAATGGTGGCCTTGCCCAGCAAGATTGACCAATGGATCAAGTGTCAGGCCCATGTTCATTGCGCCGGTCATTACATGGATGATTACTATGCTTTTTTCCCCACGGTGGATGAAGCAAAATTGATGGGCCATGAAATTGTACGGCGTTTTGAAGCCGCTGGAATCCGAGTGAACAAGCGAAAGTGTAAGGTGATCCCGCTTACAAAGCCATTCCGGTTCTGCAAAGCCCGGTTCACACTTACCGAAACCGGCAAGATCAAGGTGAATGGAAGCCGGGATGGAGTGAAACGGGCAAGGCGAAAACTGAAGCTGTTTCACAGGGAGTTCAAAGAGGGAAAACGATCCTTCTTTGACATAGAACAATACATGGAGTGCCAAAGCGCCTATTACCGGAACTTCAACGATCATGGCCGGTTGTTGCGGTTGCGGCGGCTTTACCATGCAATCTTTTTCGGAGGTGGACAATGTTTAGAATCATCAAAGCCGGGGCCGGTATCGGCCTGACCGAGAACCTGAACTACATCAAGAAAGCCGAAAATGGTTGCTACATCCTTTGCCCGGAGCATGACGCTTCGGGCATTGTTTTTGAGGGTGTGGCTTACCATTTGTTGGGCCGTGCCGCTATGGACGAACTGGAAACCGTGAGTTTGGAGGAAACGGACGCAGGAACCGAGATCACCAAAGCCACAGAAGCCGGTGGAATCGTCTTTGTCACCTTGGCGGAAGCCGGGAGCATTGACCCCACCACGGCGGCTGAACACGCTGATCTGTTCGCTGAATGGGCTTTCCCTGTGGCCTACACGGTAGGGCAGATTCGCCGCTATCAAGGCACCCTTTACAAGTGTATTCAGGCCCACACTTCCCAAGCGGATTGGACACCCACAGCCGCTTCCAGTTTGTGGAGTAAGACAAATGATCCCGCTGAAGAATGGCCGGAATGGAGCCAACCGGTAGGAGCGCATGACGCTTATTCCAAGGGGGCAAAAGTGAGCCATAACAGTAAACATTGGGTTTCCACAGCGGATGCCAATGTGTGGGAACCCGGTGTATATGGTTGGGAGGAATCGGCTTAATGGAGTACAAAATCTATATTTGCCGCAAACGGGCTAAATTCAAAGCAATTTGCGGACAAGTGAACATTCGGTATGGAACCATCCTGAATTGTCAGGGTGGTTTTTTGATTCTGAATGATCTTCCGGTGTGTTCCGTAACCAGCCAAAACGCCTATGACTTCTTTACCCAAAATGATGATGGCATGGGCAAGGAAAGGGGCGAACTTCTGAACCGGATTACCGCAACGCTGATGAAGCAGACCCCCGGACACAACGCCCGGTGGGGGAAAATTTGGGATGATCCCCGTTGCCAAAAGTACAAGCGCCCGGAACAGGAAGATCATTGGATTTGGAATCATGACTTCTACAACGGCCCTGTTGAGGATTTGCGCTATATTGCCGCCCTAATTGGGGCCTGATAGGAGGGAAAAACCATGACGATTTATCAGGTGTTGTGCTTGATTGGTGTTCCCGCCTTGATTTTGGCGGTATTCAAATACCTGTGGAGCCAAATCAAGCATAACACCGAGGATTCCAAGGCTTTGAAGGCCGGTATTCAGGCCCTTCTTCGGGCGCAGATGATCAGCGATTTCAATAAGTATTCCGAAAAAGGCTATGCCCCAATCTATGCACGGGATAATTTTGAAAATTGCTGGAAACAGTATCATTCTTTGGGGGTGAATGGGGTGATGGACGATCTTCACAGAAAATTCTTGGAGTTGTCCACCGATCCCCCGGAAGAATGAGCAGACGAACCAAAAAGCCAAAGCGTGAGTTTTCCAAGCTGATCCTGTATGTGGTGGGGGCCGTAACCGTTGGGGTTACGGCCTTCACCCTTATCATGGTTTGGAAAACTGAAAACCTTGAACCGCTGGCCTATTTGATCCCCGCCATATTCGCTGAATTGGCAACCGCAACCGGGTTTTACTATTCCAAAGCCAAAGCCGAAAACCGGATCAAACTTCGGAAGTTGTATGGCCCGGAAATCTATAACGATGCAAAGGAGATTTGAAACCATGCTGAACGCTGTTTTGAACAATCTGATCAATATTGGGTGGGCCATGCTGATCTTCCTGTGTGCGTACCTGTCCAATGTTGCTTTTTCCCTTTACTACAACATCAAGGTTTTGCTTCAACCCTTCGACAGACAGAAAATGATCAATTCCGGGCTGAAGGTTGCCACCTTCGTTGTGGGCCTGACCTTGCTTTGTGTAGCAATCACCACCCTTCCGATTTATGCGGATCAGCTTGGGTGGGCAATCCCGGAAGAATACACAGAAATTTTTGCTGATTTGGTTATTGTGGGCGCTGTGCTGATGGTGTCTTGTAAGTATATCGCAGAAGCCTTCACCAAGTTCAGGGCCATTCTTCAGGTGAAAGGAGATACAGAAAATGAGTAATTCCCCCCTTGCAACCTATACCCGGATCACGAAAAACAAAACCAGCCCCCGGAACCATGCCATTGACACCATCACGATTCATTGTATCGTTGGGCAATGGACAGCAAAACAGGGGTGTGATTATTTCGCCACCACAGACCGGCAATGTTCCGCCAACTATGTTGTTGGCAAGGATGGTTCCATTGGCCTTTCCGTGGATGAAAAGGATCGTTCTTGGTGTTCCAGCAACGGCACCAATGACAACCGGGCAATCACCATTGAAGTTGCTTCCGACACCACCCACCCTTACGCCGTCACCGCCAAGGCTTATGCGGCCCTGTTGGATTTGGTAACGGATATTTGCAAGCGGAACGGGATCAAGAAGTTGGTGTGGAGTACGAACAAGAATGACCGTGTGAACCATCGGAACGGATGCAACATGACCGTTCATCGTGACTTCGCCAACAAAGCCTGTCCGGGGGAATATCTTTATTCCAGACACGGGGAGATTGCCGCAGAAGTCAACAGAAGGCTTCAGGGCGCTTCCAATGGTGGTGGGGTGGTAAGTACACCCCCAGCCGCAGAAAAGCCCACAGGCGGCCCCACAGGGGCCACCGTGACCCCTTACCTTGTGCGGGTGAAGATCACCAACCTGAATATCCGTAAAGGCCCCGGCACAAACTACGGTGCAACCGGCTACATCCAGCCCGGTATTTATACCATCGTGGCTGAAAGCACCGGCAAAGGTGCGGCCAAGTGGGGCAAACTGAAAAGCGGTGCCGGGTGGATTTCCCTTGACTACGCCACCAAAACCTGACCATGAGAAAAGGCCCTTCCGGTTCAAGCTGGAAGGGCCTTTTTTGCGTGTTTCTACTATGTTACTAATAACCCCGATTTCACCGAACTTCAAAGGGCTGAAATGTTCAGTATTTGGGCGTTTCAGAGCGTTGCAGAGTAGAAAAATTTATGGTATAATAAAAACAGACGAACCCCGAACCCTTGATTTTTCAGGGGTTCGGGGTTTTCTTGTTACTAATGTGTGTATAGTTCAGCGTTCAGCGGCCTAAAATGTTCACAGGTTTGAACCCTATGGAATCAGTTCCACGGTGGCCTTCAGTTCGTCCAAAGTCTTGTGATTATAGACCCGGTTTCCCGTGTCCTTGGACACATGACCCATGAGCAAATCAATACATTTCCGGTTGGCCCCGGCGCTATCCAATTTGGTTTCAAAGGTGTGGCGGCATTCGTGCGGGGTATGATTCAGCTTCAGGGCCTTCATAATATCCGCCCAAAATATCCGGTATTGGGTTTGATTGCAAATCTTCCCATTGTAGCTGATCAGCCGGGGGCCACCTTCGGCAAGCCGCCGTTCAATCAAGGGCCTGATCTTTGGATGGATGGGAACAATGCGGTTTTTACCGGCCTTCGTTTTGGTGCCGCCTTTCATCGTGCCTTCCTTCAAGTCTATATCTTCAGGTTTCAGGTTCAGAAATTCAGAGATACGCCACCCGGAATATAGCAAGATCAAAACCGTATCAACCCAAGGATCAGACTGATGTTCCCACACCGTTTTGATTTCATCGTTGGTGAACGGAAGGCGGCTGGTGGGCGGTATTGGATCAGAAGTCAGAAGTTCGGAGAAGCACCGGTTTATTATATCCATTTCAAGGGCGAACCGGTCAAGGTGGCCCCACAGGTTCTTGATGGCCGCTTGGGTGCTATACCCTTTTCCACAACCATCAATGGTTTCTTGCATTTGGTAGGATCGCAGTTGTTTATAAGGCTTGTTCACATACGCTGAACAATGCTTGAACGCTGAACAGAGGGAAGAACGGTTGGATTCCCCCAGCTTCGGGGCCTTCTTTTCTTTCCAGAGGTCAAAAAGCTGTTGAAGGGTGATCTTGGCCCGGTCAACATCCCAAGGATCACGGTTGTATTCAGCAAGCATGATGTTCCCGGCTTCACGGGTTTCAGCATAGCCGATAATGTCATAGATGGGGTGGCCTTTGTCATTCCAACCTATGGTTTTCTTCACAATGTATGGGCGGCGGCGTTGGCCTGATAGCTTTGCAACCGTTCCATACCCGTTTGGATTTCGCATTATATCACCTGAACTTTCAAAATTGGGTATGGCAAAGCTAAACCCCATGTGATATAATGTTCAATGGCGTTTGAAACATTAACTTCAAAAGGGTTTGTTTCGCCTGACCGCTTCCGGTGTGCAAGACCGGGGGCGGTCATTTTTTTTTCATTTTGAATGGATGTTGAATGAGACAAAAGCCCGGTAAAGCAAGCGATTTGGGACATTCCTTCAACATTCAAGATGGTGCAGATACTTCAAATATGAAAGAAAAAAAAGTATATAAGAAGTATGAAAAATATAACCAGAAGGGTTTTGATCTTGAATGTTGAAGGCTTCAAAGCTGGCCCCGTAATACAGGCGGCTTCAGAAAAAGTTTGAAAGTATTTTTATAGGGTTCACGAAATAACACTTTTTCTTTCGTCAACGCTTGGAGTATTGAAATAATTGCTTTTCTCTGTGCGGGATCAAATCTTGAATAAATATCTTTTTGCAAAATACCGGGTTCCGCTTTTACAATTTCTATAATCATCCGCCTGATCTGTGGCCCGTTTTCAAGGAGAAAATCAGCCTGTTCTTTTTTGGCCCTGAATTTCTGTTCATATACGGCCCAATTTTCAATTAAATCTTGATACCCTTCTTCTATTCGTTCTTCAAAATTGAAATCATCACAACGGCTGTTGAAACAATGATGATACATAGATTCATACCATCGTTTCCCTTCAGGAGAAGCATAGCAGAAATCTTTTAGGGTATGCAATGCACCTAAAGAGATTTCATAGGCCAAACGGTAGGAATCTATATCCCCATAATCTTTCATTTGTGGGGTAATTGCTTGTTGTTCCAATTCATGGAGATAGTCATAATTGGTAACAAAGAAATTATCGGATGGATCGGGAATATATGATGAATACTTTTTAGGTTTTGGGGTGGGTGATGCTGACGAACGAGAAGCTGACCTTGTTAGGGATGTTTGCTTTGGCTTCTTTTTTCGCAGAAGGAGGAACAAGAAGAAGCCCATGATAACATCCATCATAATGAACACAGGGCGGAGTTCTGGCGTTTCCATAAAAAACATGATTGTGTAAACAATCAGCCCGGAGCCGAAAAATAAAACGCCAAGACCCTTCAAGAACTTCTTCACCGGATCACCTTCTATCTAATATCGCTTTGGAAGGCTACGGCTTTTCCAAGAATCCTGATATGGTTCAATTCTTCACCGGTATAAATCAAATCTTCGTATTTAGAGTTTTCGGCCTTCAGGATCAGCAAGTTCTTTTCGGGATAATAGTTCACCCGTTTCAAAGTAGCTTGATCTTCGATGATAACGGCGGCAATTTCGCCATCATCCACCATATCTTGTTGTTGGATGAACACAATATCACCGTCATAGATTCTGGCCCCGATCATGGAATCACCCCTTGCCCGTAAGCAAAAGTCAGCCTGAATACCGGCCCCAGCTTCCACATACAGTTCCTTTTCTTCGTTGGCAACAATGGGTTTGCCACAAGCAATATCCCCCAACAGCGGGAAACGCTTGGTTTCAATGGGAAATAGATTATCAAAGAACTTCAGTTTTTCAGCGTCAAGTTTCTGATTTGGTTCATTCCATCCCATGATATAGGCCGGTGTAGTATCTAATGCGTCAGCAATAGCCTTGATTTTAGATTGAGTAAGGTTACGCTGATCAAGTTCAATCTTATTTATTGAAGAACGGGATTTGTACCCTAATCTTTTACCAAGTTCATCTTGGGATAAACCAAGTTCTTCCCGGCGATTGCGGATTCTGTTTCCTATTGTGGACAAGTGAATGACCCCCTTTCTGTTACTAATTATACGGCGCTGTTGGCGTCTTGTCAACATATTTTTAGTTTTTTCAAAAAAGATGTTGACATTCTTCCTACACCGTGGTAGTATGTGAGTGTAGACAAGATGCCTACTGTTTTTGAAGAAAGGGGTGATTGCCGTATGACCAACACAGAGCTGTTGCGTGAGAAGATCGACCAGTCCGGCTATAAACTTCGGTTTATCGCCAAGAAGATTGGAATTACCTATCAGGGCCTTTTGAATAAGATCAATAATCGTAGCGAATTTCGGGCCAATGAGATTCAGGCTTTGTATGATCTTCTTGGCCTGACGGAAGAAGAACGAGTGGCGATTTTTTTCGCCTGTTAAGTAGGCAAAAAGTCTACAAAAGGAGTAAGCACCATGAATGAAGTCAGTTTGAAACCGGTCATTGATGAACTTGAAACCTTATTTTCAAAGTTCAACAAAGCCTTCTTTGAAGGGAAGTTGGAAAAGCCTGTGATCACCGTTTCCCCGGATCACACCCGTGGGGCCTACGGCTGGTGTACCGCTTGGAAGGCTTGGCAAGATGGCACCAAGGAAGGCGGTTATTACGAAATCAACCTGTGTGCCGAATACCTGAACCGCCCCTTTGAAGAAACCTGTGGAACCTTGCTTCACGAAATGGTTCACCTTCAGAACCTTCAGGACAATGTTCAGGACACTTCCCGTTCTGGTTCCTACCACAACCGGAAGTTCAAAGAAACCGCTGAAGCCCACGGCCTGACCGTGGAGAAAGGCGAAAAGTACGGATGGCACAAAACCGCCCTGAACCCGCAAGCTGAAGCCTTCGTGAAATCCCTTGGCAAATCCGGGTTCTGTCTGGTTCGACCCCGTACCAATCCGCTGAAGGGTTCCCAGAAGGGGGGGGATCAAGTTCCCGCAAGTATGTTTGCCCCTGTTGCGGAACCATCATCCGGGCCACCAAGGAAGTTCATGTTCTCTGTGGAGAATGTGAAGTGGCCTTTGAAGAACAAGAGTGATAACCCAATAAAGCTGTTTGAAAGGAGTATGCACAATGACCACTTTTGCAGAGCGTCTGAAGAACGCTATGGAACAGACCAATGTGAGCCAATCTGACCTGTCAAGGCGGACGGGGGCTTCTAAGGCCGCTATCAGCCAATACCTTTCCGGGAAGAACACCCCCGGCCCTGATCGTATCAAGGCCCTTGCTGATGCAACCGGCGTTTCCTTTGATTACCTGATGGGTTATGGAGCCGCCCCGGTTGCTGAACCGCCTATCAAGAAGATCAGCGTGAAGGAAGCCGCCCGGTGCATGGGTAAATCTGATCAGTTCGTCAGAATCGGCCTTCAGCGTGGCCTTCTTCCCTTCGGGAACGCTGTTCCCGGAACCGGCGCTTGCTGGAATTACTACATCAATCCCACCAAGTTCCGTGATTATGTTGGCGCTGATCAGTTCAATTCCTTCTTTGGCCTTACGGCCTGAAAGGGGAACAACGATGGACAACACCCGTGATGAACTGTTGGATTTGATCAGGAACGCCACCAACATTGACATGATTTGCTTCTTCGCCATTATCTATGTGGTTGCGCCTGATTCCCCCCCCTACACACCTAACGCCACCCGTGGCGAACTGAAGAAGGCAATTAAGCAGTTGCGGAGCGCCCAGCACAACCCGGATTGCCCCGCTGAAATGTCTGAAGGCTTTGAAACGGCGATTCAGTACATCCGCCGTGAATGGCTTCACCGATGAAAGGATGGTTTATATGCTTCAGATCGGTATGATCGTTAAAATCTTGCCCGATGCGGAATACAGCGGCAAGTTCACCGGCTACATCGGCAAGGTGAAGAATTACTTTTCGCAGAACAAGAAGGTTGGCGTGGAACTTTTTCAGCAGACGAATGACGCAAGTTCCAAGGGCCTGTTTTGGTTCTCTGAATCCAAGGTGGTTGCGGCGGGTAGTCTGCCTGATGTCATGATGGAATATATCAAGGCCGATCTTAACGCCACCTTTGGCGTTGCAAATCACATCCGCCGTTCCCGTCAGACCGGCCTTCCGCAAATCAAGAAGGTCATTTATAGCGGCCCCAAGACAATCATTCTGTGGGCCGACAACACCAAAACCATTGTTTCCTGTGGGGAAGCGGATTCCTATGACTACTATTCCGGTTTCTGTGCCGCTGTGGTCAAGAAACTGTTCGGTTCCACCACCCACGCCAAAAAGGTTTTGGGTGATTTCATTCAGATCAATGATTAACCTGTTCCAGCACCAACAACAGGCCCTTGATGAAACCGAGGGGAAGAACCGGGTGGCCTATTACCTTGATATGGGCCTTGGAAAAACCTTTGTTGGTTCCGAAAAAATGATGAAGCTGAACAAGCGGATCAATCTGGTGGTGTGTCAATGTTCAAAAGTTCAAGACTGGATTGAACATTTTCAAGACCACTACACCCGGAATTGTGTGTTCGACCTGACCAACCCCAAAACCTTCAAATGGTTCTTTGAACAGGTTCAGCATGAAGTTCCAACCCTGATGATTGGCGTGATCAACTACGAACTGACCTTCAGGCGGAATGTGCTGAAAACCCTGACCGGCTTCACGCTGATGTTGGATGAAAGTTCCCTGATCCAGAACGAGAACGCCAAACGGTCAAAGTTCATTCTTGGGTTGAAACCGGATAATGTGATCCTTCTGTCAGGCACCCCCACGGGCGGCAAGTATGAAAACCTGTGGAGCCAATGCCAACTGTTGGGGTGGAAGATTTCAAAAGAACTGTTCTGGAAGCAGTACATTCAAACGGAATGGGTTGAAACCGATGGATTTTGGCGGAAGCAGATTACCGGCTATAAGAATGTTGACCGGCTGAAGATGAAGCTGGCCGAACATGGGGCCGTTTTCATGACTACCGAACAGGCCGGGATCAGCCTTCCAAAACGGAACTGGATCAAGGTCAAAACCCGCCCTTCACCCCTTTATTGGAAGTTCTGGAATGATCGCTATGTTGCGATTGACAGCGCCAACCTTGGTGAATTTGAACTGGATGCTGATTTCTACGGTTCCAATGCCCATTGTGAACGGGAACTGATTGGCGATACCAGCTTGACCCGCCGCCTTTATGCCCGTCAGCTTTGCGGCCTATACAACCCGGCCCGTTATGAAGCCTTCCGGGATTTGGCGAACAGCACGGAAGATCGCTTGATCGTGTTCTATAACTTCACGGAAGAAATGGAACGCCTGAAGGGGATCGCCAAGGGCCTGAACCGCCCTGTGTCTGTTCTTTCCGGTGAAGAAAAGAACTTGGATGCTTACCGCTACCAGCACAACAGCATTACCTTCATTCAGTATCAAGCCGGTGCAATGGGCGGCAATTTCCAGCTTGCCAACAAAATCATTTACTTCAGCCTTCCCCAAGGTTCGGAACTGTGGGAGCAATCCCAAAAGCGTATTCACCGCCTTGGTCAAGAAAGGCCCTGTTTCTATTACCTGATGATCTGTCCGGGAACGGTTGAAGAAGATATTCTTTCCACTTTGGAAATGAGAAAGGACTATACCGATGAACTATTCAGAAAGTATGAGCAAGCGGCAACAGCGCCGCAAAGCCCTTAACCAGCGGTTCAGGCGGATGTTCCTTGTGGCCCTTCTGATGGGCCTTGCAATGGGGTTTATATTTGGGCGCTGTTCTGCTGTCAACAGCAAGGCCCCGGATGCCCCTATTGAACCGGATCAGCTTACCGCCGTGACCCCGGATGTGATCTTGGAGCCGGTGGAAACTCCGCTGGTGGAAGAACCCGCCGAACCTGAACCGGTGCTGTTGGGCAGTTTCAGAATTACCGCCTATTGTTCCTGTGAAAAGTGTTGCGGTGAATGGGCCAAGAACCGGCCCAACGGCATTGTATATGGTGCCGCTGGTGTGGAACTGAAAGCCGGTGTTTCCTGTGCTTCCCCGCTTCCCTTGGGAACCGTGGTGGAAGTGGAAGGCTTGGGTGAATACATCGTTCAGGATCGCCCCGCCCAATGGGTGATTGACAAATACGGTGAAAACCAGATCGACATTTATTTTGACAACCATGAAGCCGCTTCCGCCTTCGGCCTGAAGCAGTTGAATGTTTATCTGAAAGGAGAACCCGAAAAATGATCAAATGTGAAAATGCTTGCCCCCGTGGAAAATTTGATGGGTGTTGCCACAAATGCCCGGATTTCCACACTTGTCCTGATTCCTGTCAGGAAAACCCGAACGCCTGTGGTTCGGCCACCTTCGATGAAGAAACGGCCCTTCAGGAGTTCAAGAACACCCAGCTTGCCACCCTGAACGCCATTGCTTCCCTGACCGCCCACAAGAAGGCCATTGAGGAACAGGAAAAGGAAATGAAGGCCAAGCTGTATGAAGCAATGGTGAAGTTTGGTGTGGATAAGTTTGAATCCGATGTTCTGAACCTTACCCTTGTGAAGCCCACCAATGCCACCAGCATTGATTCCGCAAAGCTGAAGAAGAAATACCCGGACATTGCTTCCGAGTGTTCCAAGACCACCGCCAAGGCCGGTTATGTGAAGATCACCCTGAAAGGCGGTGGGCAGTAATGGAAGGTTTGACCCCGAAAGAAGCTGACGCTTGGGCAAGTGAAATGACCCGCATTGTTGGTGGCACCATTCATGAACTGATTGCGGCGGCTGATAAACACAATATTGACCGTGATTCCGCTGTTCAGTATTATTCCGATCTGTTTTCGGCTATGGCAAGTGTGGCAACCTTTGAACATTATGAAATGGACGGTGAAGCTGATGGCAAGGGATGAAGTATGGGATGCCCTGAAGAATCATGCCAAACAGGTTCATTCAGAACGGGTTGCAAAGAACCCCGACCGGATCGCCTATGCCATTCAGCAGTTTGAAGCCCACGGCATTGAATACCAACTGAAGAATGAGCAAACCGGACATTTCCATTGTTGGCGGAAGTCTGATGATAAACTGTTCCAATTCTACGCTGGAACGGGTAAAATTCAGGGCTTCACCCAAGTCAGAGGTATTCACAGCCTGATTCAGATGTTGGAGGGGTGAGCCGATGGCCGGTGAAAAGAACTTTGAAAACCGCCTGAAGGACTGGTTGGAATCTGAAGGCATTTACCCATTGGGCCACCCTGAAGATAAAATGACCGTTCCGCCTTGTGGCTTCTATGAAAAGCGTTGGGGTGGAAGCCGGTATGTGAAAAGCGGCCTTCCCGATATGCGGATCACCGTGAAGGGCATTGCCCTTGAAGTAGAGCTGAAGGCCACCAACGGAACCCCGTCAGAACTTCAGAAACGGAACCTGAAGCAAATCAACGGTTCCAATGGGTTTGGGTTCATCCTTTACCCGGAAGGCTTTGAAGCCTTCAAGACTATTGTGAAAGGGGTGAAACAATGCGAGTTTCCCACAGCCGGGTTGAAGTCTTTGATAGATGCCCATACAAATACCGCTTGCGATATGTGGAAGGGATAGACACGATCCCGAACACGGATGCAGACAACGCCCTGATCCTTGGCACCGCCCTTCACACCGGCATTGAAGAAGGGGTTGAACAAGCCCTTGACTTCTACAAGAACAGCTTCCCGGTTCTGACGGATGATCACATTCATGAAATGATGAAGTTGGAAGCCATGATCC